AAGTTGGTGTCCAATTATCCCTAAGGTTCAATATTGTTGCTATTACTCTTGACACTTGAACACCCCCTACTTTTTACCGCCTAAAGCTTCAAAAATAGCCTTATATTTTTCTTCTTCTTCTTGCACATATTTTTCCTTTGCATAAGAATAAAAGATACGTTCTGCATAACTTGCATTGAGCATATCTTTTAATTTTTGTCCATGATTCACATGGAAGGTAACTACTTCACTTAAATAGTTATCTTCCTTTATGAGTTTTTTACATCTACCTTTCCTCCGCCGAACTCAATTAGTTCATTTCCAATTGACATTACCTCTCCAACTTCCAATAATACCTCTACTATTTCATTAAATTTCACACCATACGCACTTTGAAGCTCTTTGCTTTTAAGCATCTCACTATTATCATAAATTATTTTCTTATACCCTTCATATACACTGCTTACTTTTGTTTCATCGTCAATTGCATCCATGCAGTCCAATATATCCTCTCTAGTTGGCTTGCTAAATGTAAGGTCGCCTCCTAAAGATTTTATATAAATATTTTTAAATGCTTTTTTAGAATCTTCCTTTTCCGATTTTTTAGCAATTATATCCTCCAATGTTAATACCTTTGTCTTTTCTTTGCTTATATTTTTTTTCATCTCAAATTCCTCCTAATTTTATGCACTTATTGTTTCGAGGATATCCCAATCCCCGAATTTAAATGGCATTTCCTGTGTTATTGTTTTTTTAGCTTCTATCGTATGTCCTAGTTCTGTGAATAAAACTTCTTTTAATTCCCACCTTTCGGATTGGTTAGTTTGCTTATCCGTTACTTTCGTTAATATAGTCACATCTGGAAACTTACCACTTTTAAAAGCATCACTTATCATTTTTACCCCTCTACTATAAGTTTTATTAAGTGTTATTGTCCCCTCTGAAGAACATCCTGTATAACGAGAATGTTCCTTTGGGTCTCCGACAAAATTAACGCTATCAAAGTTTCCCGTTATTTTAAACTCAATTTTTTGAATTTCAGCCCAAAGCTCTCCATTTACCCATACTTTTCCATCTGAACCACTTAAAACTCTGTTTGAATTTACATCCATTAGCGCAACCTTCCTTTCTTTGAAAATAAAAAAGAGTAGAAATAACTACTCTAATATTGTTGTAAAGTCCATATCTTCCATTGCATCAAGTACTTTTACATTTGCTTTTATAAATACGTTACTTTTAAATGTATTCTTTCTAACCTCTGCATCTTTCCACGTAGCAGCCTCACTATTCCCAGCCTTTATCCATGCTTGTCTTTGTGCATCAATATCTATATCGCACGTGTTGGTATAGTCTGCATCTAAAATATCATTTTGTGCAAGTGTTTTATAATAATCATTTATACCACTAATAAAAATAACTTGATTATCTGGGCTATTTTTATATTTACCCACATAATTGTTCTTAAATGTTGTGGTAATATCCTCTTGCATGATATTTATAGCTTCTACTACTGCAATTTTCTTCATATCTTCTGTATCATCATCAGTTATTGTAGTAAGAGAAGTTACTCCTCTGCCTATTCTGATAACACCATCATCATTTATAATAATTAGATTTCCACTATCAATTGATGTATTAATATTGGTTGGTTCAACTATGGTGGCTAAATCATCAAGTACGTAGTAAGTTGAACTCATGCTTAATGGTAAACCTGCAAGTATTCCAAGCAACCTAGATACATATTTTTCTCCTGTAACTTGCCCTCTAGCATTGTCTTTAAAGGTCACTTTTTCATTTCCAAGAACAACGATTTGCTTACAATCTGGAGGTGTTGTAGGTTTAAAAGTAACTGCTTTATAGGTCTTTTTCAATGCTTCTTGGTCTTTCACAAAAGTACATACAGCGTCTTGGTCTGCTTGTGCACCTTCCGCACACCCTAGCCAATTTATTTTCATGCTCTTAATTATAGTAAATGCATCTTGAATGTTGCCATCCGTTGCATTTATCCTTATGACTATTACTTTACCTGGTGAGCCTTTAAGACAGTCTTTTATATATTGCAAATTACTAGCTGTATATAATTTTTCATCGGTACTTAAATCATCTAAATTTTTATATTCCTTAGTTGTAAATGTCTTATCAGTATCGTCCTTTATTATTAAGCCTACGATGCCTTTTTGACTTTTTTGTTCTGCATCATTCGCTAACCTTTTAAAGGTTATATTTATAACAGGAAGTCCCATACTATCACCCTTTCTAATTAATCTGTAAATCATCCATGTATGGAATATTTTCATCTTCTGGAATCTCTTCTATGGTATATAAATCAAAAGTAGCAATAAGAAATCCATTAGCTTTGTCAATATCAAATTCAATTCCATCATTAATAGGAATTATAAAAGTATCATTAACTCTTAGACCTTCTAAAAATATTCCTTCAAGTAAATCCTGTATTTCCATGAGTTCTATTTTATATTTGTTTGGACTTAAGGCAAAATAATAAAGTTTAGTTGTTAATTTCCTCTCCTTATTACTTGCATTAAATTTACCTACTTTATTTTTAAAAAACTCAATATAAAAGCAAGGTCTAATTATCTCCTCTTTAATATCTGTAGAACTAAATCCCACAACATTATAAGTTGTATTAATCAAACCTTGCTTAACCTGTTTTACTATAAACTTGTTAATGTCCTCTAAGGTGACCACTCTACCACCCCTTATTCAAATTTAGAATTTCTTTGCTAGATCATCTGCGAATTTCTCGCAATCTTCACCATATTTACTTTCAAACTGGCTTTCTGCGGCTTCCATAAAATGATATCCTGGGATAAACTTTTCTTCTCCTTTTTGTCCTTTGTGCGGCTTATGTATCCAGCCATTATTTATAAGATGTGCATGTGGTGCACTATTATAAGCACGTGCTGACCATACACCGTTAAATTTATACGCCTTTCCTGCTTGAAATTTATTTATAATCTTGCTGTTATCTTTAACTATTTTCCTGCTAGAAGGTTCCAAACCTATTCCCATAGAGCGATATACTTTTTTATTTGTACTATTTAGCTGTCTTGCTTCTTTCCTTATGAAATTCTTACTTTCTTTAGGCATAAATGCATTAGCATTATCAAGTACCTTATCTACATAATCATCAAACTGACTTATATCAAATCCATCACTCATATATCATTCCATCCTTATTTTGCACATTATCTCCCAAAAATCATCATTCTTATAATCTGGTTGAAAGAAATCTACATCATACCTTAAACCTTTATAGATAAAATACATTGTCTTTGTTGGTGTCAAGCTCTTTTTTCTGCACCTTATTCTTTGGTTAACATAGCTTTCTTTATTACCTTCCTGCGTGGCTGTTGTGCTGCCACTTATATTTTGAGGAATTATATTACACCACAATGGGTCTTTTATTTTTTGGTACTCATAATCATCTTCCCCTAATTTATTTTTTATTTTTACTTTGTTCCACACCTCAACTTTATTTTTTAAATTACTTGCGTTCAAATTTGTCACCTTTACCTTACTTAGTTAAAATATTTTGATGCGTTTCACTCGTATCAGTGATTGAAACTGCACTTTGCTGTAACTTATAAGCTTCAAGTTGAATATATAGGCTTGTTAGTCCTTGATTTTCTTTTACTTCACCATCTCTATTTTCATGCAAGCCTGTTGTTACTATCTTTTGAATCAATGTATACAACTTTAAGGCTTTTTCATCTGCTTGAACATCTTTAAGCTCCACTCCTGTTGCTTGCTTAATTATCATTTCACTTGCAGAAAGAAGTGAGGATAAAGTAGTATCTTCATCCTCATAATCTATCTTAAGCCATTCTTTTAACTCATTTAACTCCATACTATACTCCCTCTTTTGCTAATATAGCACTTATTAAATCAGATTTGTTTAAGCTAGAATATCCAGTCATTTCCTTATTCTTTGCAATTGTAGTTAATTGATCAACTGTCATAGCTGTTAACTGGTCTTGTGTATATTTTGTTGTGTCCGTTACTCCCTCTGTTGTATTAGAGGGTTCACTAGGGTGTTGTTACTTTTGCAATTCTAAATGCAGAAGCAAGCTTTATTTTATGGTCAAACCATGCTGTTAAAACAAATAAATTGATACCTGTTTTAACATCCTTATCTTGGTCATATATTGTATCAGGATCATAGTTAAAATGTGAATATGAGAAATCTCCAACAATAGGATCTGTTGCATTATCACAAAATATCGTAGGCTTTCCCAAAATCTGTTCTGGTTGTGCTGCATAAAGTGATGCAGAACCATTTGCAAGTGTTTCTATTATATCTAAATAATCAGCATAGGTCATGCATATCTTAGCATTTTCCCTATAATCTTCGTGTAAATCTGCTATTGCTGCTTTAATAGCCTTATATTTAGTTGCACCATTAACAACTTTTATAGCATTTACGGAACTATAAAAAGACATGCTTTCCTCACCTGTTTCTGGTGTAGTGGCAAACGCAACCTTTTTTTCTTTTGCGGCAACACCACTTTCAAGAGCTGCATTAACTGTTTCAACTAAATTTGTGTCCGTTCCGGCAAGAACTGTTTCTGAAATAGGTACAAAAACCTTAAACTTATTTCTAGCAAAACTAACTACATCACCTTTTTCTTTTATTTCTTTTGCTGTTTCACCATCAGGTATAAAACCGTCATCATCAAGTGTAAATGCTATCTTAGGTATTTCAAGGTTCCTTTCTGCTGTAAAGGTAGAATTATTTCTCAATGGGTCTTTCACAAAAGGTTCATGTAATAATTCAGTAGTTAATGTTGTAGGAATAAGCTTTGAACCACCTGTTGTAGTATCATCTATTAATGCTGCTTTAATTTCTGGTGAAATTGCTTCATGTTTAATAGTTGCTCTTATATATGAAGCTTTAGCAGACATCATTTTAGCCTTAGGATCATCACCGCCACCCAATTTATTTTTAGCTTTTAATTTTTCCTCTGCCATCTTATCTAAATCAGCAATTTGTGCTTTTAATCCATTGAACCTTTCTTCTAAGTCTTTAACTGAATCCTTTTGTTCACTTCTAGCTTGTAGAGTTGTTTTAGCGTCAGCATACATAGATGCTAATTTCTCATTAGCTGCCTTTAAATCCTGTCCAACTCCTGCTAACATTTGTTCTAATTGATATCTATTCATTCTAATATTCCCCCAAATTCGCATATTTTAGTGTATTATTAACCCTTGCCATTAAAATTTCAATTTCTTTATCTTTAATAACAGTAGGTGTTTGCGCTTTATTTTCAAGTAAATCCTTAGGTGTATTTTTGTATTTTTCAAAGAACTGACTTATACATGCTGCTACTGGTGCTGAATTATCAACTTCAATATTGAATACTTCTGCTGCTTCTGAACCTGTAAACCACTTTTCAGCATCCATCATTTGTTTTATATCATCTTCACTTATCCCATCTTTGGCATTTTCCATATAGATATTTATAAGTGATTTTGCTACTTGATCTAATCTATCAGCCATATTTCTAAAATCATTTGCATTTCCTTGTGCTACAGTCCATGGGTTGTGTATCATAAGCTGTGCACTTGCAGGAATTATAATTTTATTTCCAGCTAGTGGAATTAGACTTGCAGAACTTGCCGCCAAACCATCTACATACGATATTTTATTTGCTGGGTTAGCTTTAAGTATGTTATATATAGCAACTCCGGCAAAAACATCACCGCCACCTCTATTAATGTGCATATTTATATCTGTCATTCCATCAAGTTCATTTAAAAAATCTGCGACATCCTGCGGTGCTTTATCTTCTTCACTTCCACCGCTCCACCAGTTATCTGGATTGTATGAAGTTGAAACTATATCACCATAAAAATAAAGGTCTGCGGCAGTTGATGTTTGATTTTTAATCTCCATCTTACCGTTGACCTTTTCTCTTCCAAACTTATCTTTACTTTTAAATTCCAGTGTTTTGCCCAATATTACCACCCCCTTTCAGCGGAATTTTATCTATTAAATCCAAAGAAATTAAATCCCTTGATATATACAACTTATTTCCTCCTTCAACTGGTGGCATGTCTTCTAGCCTTCTTACTTCATTAGGTGTAAACCAGGCACTCCTTATGCCCTTTTGATAAAAGTCACCTCTGGTTGTCATATCTGCTCTGGCTAAACCATTTAAACTAAACTTATATGAAAACCCCTTTGCTCTTTTTTGCGGTACTAATACTTTTTTATTTAATTCCTGTTCCCACATTCGTACATTAGGCAGCATTGTATCTTTTATATACTCTAAATCAGCCTGTTCAGCACTTGAATAACTACTTTTTTCACTGTTTACCTTGGATAATGGCATATTATATACCCTTGCAACTCTTTCAACTGTTATTTTTTCAACTTCAAATACCTTTGGATCTATAAAGTTAAAACCTTTAAGCTCTTGAAAATCTTTGCCTTGGTCTAAAAATAATATTCCATTCTTCTGAAACTTCTTAAGCATTTCAGTATAGTCATCCATAGCATCTTTATTTAATTTAGCTGCTAACTTTATAACAATGTTAGCTTTTAAGCCATTCTGGAGCTGATTTATGCTAAATTCCTTGATATTTCTGTCATAATATATAGTGTTTTTAAGTATATTCAATGGATTTATACCCTTTTCACCTATAACACCAGTAATATGGCTTATATGAATTATGTTGCTGTTATGAATAAACACATATCCATCTGCATCAGTTACTCTATACCATAGCTCACCAGTATCTTTTTCAATTACTGGCTGCACTAAATCTGGATTTAATATGTGAAAGGCTATTGGTGTCATAAACATGTCATATTCCATAAGTGCATATGCATTTCCAGTTATATTTTTTATAGTTTCCATTTTTCTTATAAATTTAAACTGTGTCATATAAGAATTAGGATTTTCTATAATCTCAGAAAAATCATCATCCGATGCATTTACAACATTAGAATCCTGATATAATTTAAGCGGCAAACTAGCCATTGAGTTACTCAGCCTTGTAACTACAGCAAATATTGTTTCGTTATCAGCTAAATTAGTATTTCCAAATCTAAAGTTAGAAAAAGGATCAATAACAATACTACTCTTCCACTTTATAAAAAAGCTTTTGATATTATTTAATATTCCCAATATTTCCCCTCCTCTCCTATAAATCTGGACTGTAAAATGTATCTCCAGTAGAATTATCAAGTAATGCTACCATTCTTACGTGTGATATTGTAGTTGATACTGCTGCATCTATTCTTTCACTGCCTTGTTTTTCTTTATATAATTTTAAGTTTTCTTTTCTATCTTTATCCTCTACAGCATTACTCATGCAGTAATTAAGTACCGGATTACCATCATGTATAACTTCTTTTGCATATGCCTTCGCTCTAAAATCTTTAGTAGGTTCTGATAATGAAGCATAAGTTTGAGGTACTTCTATTGCTAAAATACCTAAGTTTTCAAATTCTTTTGCTATATCTTCACAATGCCATGGATCATATGCAATAGAATCTATTTCAAACCCATATTTTTTCTTTTGCTCTAAAACATAATCAACTATATATTCATTTTTAATTTTGGCTCCTGGTATTTTAGTTATATATCCTTGTTCACACCATAGATCATATGGAACTTTATCAGTTCTTTTTTTAGCCTCTAAGGTATCCTCTGGAATAAAGCAATGATTTAGGACTAAAACTTTGTCATTTCCTAAATCAATTTCAAAGGTTACACTTGTAAGGTCAATCTTATCTGATTTATCCATACCAACAACACATTTTAAACCACTTATATTAAATTTAATTTTGCCCGAACTATCTATTGTAATAAAGTTTTCTAAACCCTCCAAAAGCGATTTGTTGTTTAAAGTTATTTTACATTCATCCCACTTT